TTAGGACATTTCAGACATCATCTCACCATCAGGAGTATTCTTTTCTACTCTGGTGATTTGAAGGTTCTCTAACGACTCTGTTAGATTGAGGATTACTGATTCGTAATCTTCTTTGGATAGTTCATAGACATCAATATCATCCATACCCAATTTAAGATTTACTGTATTGATAAAAATGGTTGAAAATATCTTAGGGTAATCCATCTTTAATTTACGACTGCATTGACTAAAAAAATAATCAAACTCTTCTTGATGTAATAACATTTGAAGTAGTTCAGCTCTTATTGAATCAACAGGAAAATCATAGGTCTCGTGGTCTTTAACAACTGACTCTAATAATGGTATTGGGCTTTTTGTGTTTTCCATAAGTTAAAAAAAGGGGTGGGTAAAAAAAAAATAGATAACATAGATGACATTAGAATCATAACCCCACCCCTTTGGCTTAGACAATATCAAATTCAGACACTTCAAACTCTTCGTTGAGATAATAACTGATGTGGTTTCCTACTAAACCTGGTTCAAGTTGTTTCTCTAACTCAATCAATAATGGTTCCTCAAATCCTTCAAGTGTAAAGTTGTAATAGTACTTTGGTACTGAACCAGCTCTAAAACTCTTTTCTACTTTGATAAGTTTTACTTCCAATATCTTCTTCTTGATTGGTGTCATATACTATAAATATATCAAAGTTGAAAAAAGTATCAATCTAATTTTTCAAACCCAATAATCTCCTTGAATGGTTCGTCTTTAGGTTTTGGATTGATGGCTTGTTGAATACTCCATCTATTGTATTTTAGATATAATTCACCCATATACATTCTTTCGGTTGAACTCATCTTTGATTCATTTCCTTTATTCCAATCTGATGTAAATAAAATATGGAACTCTTCTGGTATGTTCGTAAGGTCTTTCATATCATTTAAGGGGGGGGTTAAAATTTTTAAGGGGGTACTTATTAGATATTAAACTTTTCTAAAATTGAAGGTTCAATTAAATCTTGAGCTTCTTTGTCAGTCCAATCCAAATCATCGAGTACATTTGTAGTATTTACTACTTTACTACTTGTTCCTTTTACTACTTTACTACTTGGGTCAGTCAGGAGTAATCTTTCAATCGACATAGTAATAACCTCTTTCATCGTCATTTTATTCAAAAATGAATAAGTTTTTAACTTGTCGTGTAATTCATCGCTAATGTTTATCTTTTTCATACTACAAAGATAATAATAATATTTGTATAAAACAAAAAAACCTAACTTAATAATATTGAATTGCTAATGGGACTTATCAATTCTTTATTACTAGTTAGGTAATTAGTTTTCTTATATGCTTCTAGTAATCTAATTACTTGAAGATTTAGGTAAGTGATAAGTCCGCTCTAGATGCTAGTGCTATAAACACTTAAACAATCTAAAACCTTATCACTTTCCTCTCTTGAATCTTTGAGGTTGTAGGGTTATAAGTCCGTGAATTACCTACAAGTGAGTAAAAGTATTTCAACCCTTACACTTATAAATATAATAAAAATTAGGAAAAGTCAAAACATTCCTGTATAGAAATATGAGGTTTAAATTCTTTTTTTGGAGTGTGAGGTTCTAAATTGTGTTTCTCACAGAACTGAATATGAATATCCTGTTTCAAATCATACCCCATCTTTTCCAATAATGTGTAGGTTTCAATATAATCGTCTTTGGTTGGTTTTACTAACTTGAAGTATGTTTTGCGTCTATCACTATAATCAACAAGTTTTCTACTAATCTTTTTACCTTCAAGTTTACATTGCTTACATCTTGGATGTAAAACACCATTACTTCTATGAAACGACCTAGCAACTTTAACTTGATTACAAGCTCTGCATAATTTCGTTTCTACAACGTTTTCTTCACTCATAAGGGTAAGATATTAAAAATAAAAGATAATTGAATGTAGGGGTGTTTCTGTTGTCCTACTTCCATTTCTTACCGATGTTAGATAAGTATCTGTTTTGATATTGAGAATAACAGAATCCTGCTCTATCAGCTCTATTCTTCTTCTCTTCCTTAACAGCAATATCACTCATACATCTTGACATAAAACCAGTCATCGTTTCTTTGTATGATGCAGGATACTGAAATTTCTTTCTACTGAATTGTTCTGACATTGCTGCCACAACTCCACCTTGTTGTCCGTCATTTGATTTCCTACCAGAACACGCCCATTTTGCGTATTGCTCTGTATAACCAGCTGATTTATGTTCTTCCATACAATCTACCGTTGGAAGTGTTGCAAAGTCCTCAGAGGACATATTTGCGGCTTTAATTGAACCACAGATTTTAGCTGCGGTTTCTTCATCACCATATCTTTCAATTTGGTCTATCATACAATCATCCCAAGCATAGTCAGCAAATTCTTCAGACATATTGTCTTTATCGTATTCACCTTTACAAACAGAGTATGCTTGACCTGCTGCATCATACTCGTCGATTATTTCTCTGATACATGCTGAGATAAACTCTTTTTCGTCTTGTCCTTTGGATGGTTTTGGAATTGGCATTATGATATTTTTGTTTTAGATTTAGCTTTTAGTTCACGATTTTCTCTCATCAACATATCCACCTTTGTTTCAAGTTCAGTTATCTTTCCATTCAACTCGTGGATTTCTTTCTTTAAGTCCTCAATAATCGTTTGATAAACTCCAATACTCTTACTCAAGTTATCGAGTATAGAATTGTCCGTTTCAACTTGTTGTTTTTTACGACCTACCCACCACGCAGCGACACCAGTAAGTGAGTTTGATATTATAAGTAATAATTCGTTATTCATAGTTTTATATTAAAATCCACAATCTACACATCCACCTAAGGTAGGGTCAATATATGCTCTCATATTTGATGGTATCATACCAGTTCTTGGTGGTCTTCTCATACCAGGTGTAAACCATACTCCACTAAAGTATTGTGTCTTCTGTGGTGGCATATCTTCAATATTTCCAAAAGAGTAGTACCAGGGATATTCACTTGGATTTCCTAAAATATAATCCATAATACGTTGAGCGTAGAAGTTATATCTACCTTGTTCGATACCTCTCAAATACTCCATACCTTTGATGTCGATTGATGTACCTTGTTCTGTATTACCTACCACAATTGCCTTATTCATTCTTCTTGCGAACATCTCAGGCATTGCCTCGTAAGATGCTCTGTAAATTAAATAAGGTGCAATATACTCATCCAACATCGTTCTATCAGCAGTTGAAATGGTGGTTCCTGACAACTGATTTGCTTGAACCAAATTGGTATAATGATTGTAGCCACGTGTTCCAATCAGGGTCTGTAATCCCAAATCCTGAGCGATGAATATCATGCTCACCAAAAGGGCTTCGTCCATATTCTGATTGATGGTGGTGTAGGCCTTTAGCTTCGTTTGACTGATTAATAATACTTGTGGACTCATCTTATATTCCTTCTTTTTTATCAATTTCGGATTGAACCTCATCAGGTAAGATTTGATTCTGTTCGATTCCTAGTTTAATTGGCTCTTTGTATTTGATGAATAATATCTTCTCTAACGCCTTCAATATCTGTTCTTGGATAGGAATGATTACCGTCTGTAAGAAAAGTTGATAGGAGTCAAGTATTTCAGCTCTGCCACCCAACTGACCTTCTGTCTTGATTCCCAGAATCATCGGTGAGGTAATTCTATGTGCCGTTAAGATAGTTTGTTCTACTTGTGGTGCCATATTCGTATACCATGCATCAGATGCGTTATTTGGTAATGGTTGAATGATTGGTGCTGTCTCAGGGTTTTCAGAGAAAAACAAGAAGAACTTACCTGCGTTATTCGTTGATGAATACTTGGCATTTAATTGACGTTCAATCATATCCATAGCTTCTTCACCAGGCACGCCATTTACAAACGAAACACTCATGCTAGGCATCATGCTATTTTGCATATTATTCAAGTGAAAGTTCTTAATCTCAATATCCAATTGAATTGTTGTAACACCTGCAAGGTAATCACATGCGGGATAATATGACATACCAGGCATATAACAAGTTTTGTCGTAGAATATTTGTGATGGCTCTGAATCTGGCAACATATTAAATGCTTCGATTTCTATAGGTTTCCATTTGGTTGGATTGGTTGTGGTTCCAGCCCAATTTATTGAATAATAATATGAACCTACGTTTCCAAAATCATCTTCTTTACCAGCTCTTAATCTTGAAAAATCTGTGTGATAAAACTCAGCAATACCTCCGTCATTTGACTTAACGACATTCATTGCAAATCCACCAAAAATACATCTGTCAATAACTAATTTCTCAAATACTTCATATACCGTCTCACTTCTATTTGCCATCGTTAGAACCTCAGGATTACCTTCTTTAACGTATAGATTTTTACCTTTAACACCATACATAATGGCATTCAAACAAGCTCGGTTAATTGAGCTGTATTGGTATAGAGCTAGTAAGTGATTTGGGAATATATTGTCCTCGCCATAAAAGACGTATGGCTTATTCTTTATCACCTCTTGGAATTGTGGTACCTGTGCGGCATTGAACTCCATTATTTGTATTTTATTATTCATTACTTATAAATATCTAAAGTTTCGGTTTTATCCATATTTCTTGGATTAGTTAAGCTACTCTAATTTTCATCGCTCCTGATGTGTGGTACATTTGTCCTAACACAACACCACCTGTTGCTGCGGCTGCGTCATCAGCAAAATCATATGAAGCATAATTAGTCATTACATAAGCCATCGCAAACGCAGCGTCGTTTCTTGTTGGACTATAATTATTCAACCCTATTAAAGTTGAACCTGATGTGCCACCTGAAATATTGTTATTTGCTCCACCAATTATCGTGTTATAACTACCACTATCTACTCTATGATTATTTCCAATAATAACATTATAGTTAGTTCCCGCAGCAATACCATTTAAGTTTCCTAAAATAACACCTCTATAACCTTCGTTATTTTGGTTTCCATTACCAATAGTAATAGCCGCTTCTGCCATACTCCTTGTTGTTTTACCCCCGTAAGTTGAACCAATACATATAGTGTAAGAACCCTGATTGGCGTTGCCTTCACCAATATTTATACTATAAGGTGAACCCAACATATAAAGACTTCTACCAATACCTATAGAATTATTACTTGCCGTAAAATTCGCTCCACTACCAATCATAATATCATTAGCACCTGAAGCATCGGCAGTTCCAATAGATATGGCATTATTACCATTAGCAAGTGATGTTGGTGTTCTATAACCACTTGCTCCTGTTCCTTTTATTAGTTGTCCTGAATACCCACTATACTTGTAGGTTTCTGTTTCACCGCTGTTATTCATTACGAACCAACGAAGGTCGGCAGCGGAGCCCGTCCAAGTAGGTAATTGACTTATTTTAGTATTTGCCATTTTATTTTATTTAATATTCAATATTTATGTTGTCTCCGTTTTCTGCTAATATAAAGTCCCCATTTTCCGCTAATAAATTATATTGAGGTGCAGATGAAGGGGTCGGTGTAGGAGTTCCTGTTGTTGTAGGAGTATTCGTTGGTGTTTCCGTATTAGTAGGAGTCGGAGTATTAGTTGGTGTTCCTGTTGTTGTAGGTGTTTGTGTATTGGTAGGTGTTTGTGTAGGAGTTCCTGTAGGTTGAGGTGTTCCTGTATTTGTAGGTGTAGGTGTCTGCGTAGGAGTTTCCGTGTTAGTAGGAGTCGGCGTAGGTGTTCCTGTCGGTTGTGGAGTTGACGTATTAGTAGGTGTAGGTGTCTGTGTAGGCGTTCCTGTATTAGTAGGAGTAGGAGTCGGTGTTCCTGTCGGTTGAGGTGTTCCTGTGTTCGTAGGAGTAACCGTAGGAGTTGTAGTATTGGTTGGTGTATTGGTAGGTGTTGTTGTAGGTAATGGCGTCTCACCAGGAATACATACTTCTTCTTGTTCGGATAAATAGATTAAACTATATCCGTCCTCATTTGGACTAATATATGGTTCAAATAAACACTCATCTGTCTGTGAATTACCTACTATAACGACAGCTCTACCTGACTCCAACTTATTGAAAGCTAAAGCAGGATTTGTGTTGCCCGAACTAACTTGTTCGTAAATAGAATAGTAGTACTGAGATAAGTCCTTGAAGAATGCAACTGGTGGAGTTTGACTTAGGTCGGTTGGCCCTTCCTTAAACCTGAACTTGTCATAGCGAGTGTTAGTAGTAATAACCTCAGGAATAAAAGATATCTTTTCCTTTGAGGTGATATTTTGAAATGAGAATAAATAATACGGATTCGGCAATGTCTTATTCATAGACACCGTCGCAATCAAATTATTAATTTCTGACTTTCTTATTATTAACATTTTTCGCTTATTATGTAATGTGCGTCCAGTTTATCGTCAATTAATATGAATAATATCTTCATATTTTAATTTTGTCTTCCTAATGTTGTTTGGAATGATACAACTGCGGTGTTGTAATTTGTCGCATCTGTTGCGTTCATATTGTTATATCCTTCATTTAGTATTATCATCTTAATAAGTGTTTAACATCTTAAACTATTGTTATTATATTCATTTAATACTTGTGTGGCGTTCAAAACCGCATCATATACCTTAATATATTTAGTATCAATAATTGTTCCTTCAAAACCCGAATATCTTCTTGCGATATATGTTATATTACCAGGTGTTAAAGGACTACCGATATTTGTAGTATTTACTAATATTCCATCTCTATAAACTTTCATAGTTGTTCCATCAAGTGTGAAAACAAAATGACGACAATCACCAACACTACCAAAAAAACTTACAAAGTTTTGCCAACCATTACTTGGATAAACAGATATAGCACCACCACTATCAACACCAATCTCAAAATTATCGGATGGACCAGTGCTCCACATACGATTATATGTTCCACTTATAGGTCCATACCAAGTCATCATTATCACTAATGATGAATTATTTGTTACGCTAAATCCACTTATATCTGCGTAATTAGTATCACCTGAAAAACTAAAATAACTTGATGTTCCACTTGATACAAATGTGGGTGAATTATTTAATGTGGCATCATTTCCATTACCACTAATATCAAACCAAGTATTACCACTACCAGGATATGATGATGGTAGAGCAGCATCTAAATTAAGTAATACAGGTATTGCTGGGACAGCACTTGCCGTTGGTGTAGGTGTGGATGTCGGAGTTGAAGTTGAGTTTGGTGTTCCTGTAGGTGTAGATGTTGGTGTAGACGTATTAGTAGGAGTCGGTGTCGGTGTAGACGTTGGAGTAGGGTTTGGTGTCCCTGTAGGTGTAGGGGTTACATTATCTTGTGGAACAACTCCACCTTGTTGAATGGCATTTGCTCTACCATCAAGTCGTCTATAATTTGATTTCTTATAATCCCAAGAATTCATCGGGTTATTATTCAACGGGACTTTATTACCCGTTGGTGGTGTTGGGCCTGAATAACTCTGTTGTTTACCCAAAACGCCCCATAATCTTCCTACTTTGAAATTTCTCATTAATTTTTTTTGGCTTAAAAAAGGGGGGTTTAATCCCCCCATTTTATTTTTTATAGGTTATTAACACGCGCAAGACGCTAATGATAAACCTACAAGTGTTGAAGATAATGAACCCGCAAGTTTCTTAGCTGGTTCTCTTTCGAACCCTTCTAATAACAAGGTATATCCATTTCTGTCTGAAAAAACAGTTCCCGACTCAGCTGTTCCACTCGAAAGTGCCATACCGAAGTCTTCTCCTAAGTAGAAAATACTACCTTCATTTGTCTCAACAAATACCTTCATATTGGTATTTTGAGCCAGTAATTTAATTTGGTTTCTTGTGCTTTGTTGTAATTTCAAGAACACAAGGTTAACTTGTTGGTTATAAACCACAGTACCATTTTCTAAACTAGCTTGAATGTTTTCAACAAAATTAGAGGTATTTTTTTCTACTTGGTATGTGTAAACTGTACCGCTTACAGCACCTACAGTTAGGATTTCTTGGTCGCCATTTTCAGTAACACCAGTTACGCAACCCGCAACGATGTATACCTGTTTGATTCCCCCTACGCTATCGCGGCATCCTTTGCACACATTAGCGGTTGTATAACAAGATGAAAAACTCATAATTTTTGTTTTATTTAGTTAGTTTAGTTTATGATAATCCGTTAGTGATAACGTACTCAGGCCATGCAATTTGCACTCCTAAGTTAAAGTTACTTCTTAATCTTACTTCATCGTAATCAACTGCGTACCACATTTTTAATGTTTCTGCATCTGATAACAAGTTTACACCCAATACCATATAACCAGCAGGTACTAAACATACTAAGTTAGAGTTGTTGAGTCCACCTACGGGATGAACTAAGATGTTCGTAGCGGGATGAAACGTTTTGAACTCCTCATACGAACCTTCAGGATTGAAGTGGTAATAATTCGCCGTACGATAATTAATCAAATATTTTCTGTAATTCGCGTGCGACATAAATACAACCCAGTCCGTTCTGTCTACAACGTCATCAGGAATAGCTTCAATCAATGCATCTACTTGAGCCAAAGCTGTAGTTGAAGCGATTGCAGTTTGTCCTGTAACTACGATACCACCAGTAGTAGTTGTGTTTCCAGTTCCTACTCTTGCGAACAATTCTTTGAATCCTGAGAAACAAGTGGTAGCAGATTGTGCTCCCCAAATTAAGTTCTCGCAATACTGAGAAATTTGTTGGGTCTTTAAGATACTGATTTCTTCTTCAAATGGTACAGTTTCGTTGTAATCACCTGGTTGCAACAATTGACCTAACCAGTAATCCGAGAGCTCTCTCGGACATAAACTTTCATTAACTTTGTATTGACAGGTAGTAATGTTTCTTTGTGTGTATATCGTGCTCCCACTTGCATCCCAGCCGCACGTTCCCTCAGAAACTACAAGATTTGAGTTTAATAAGTTGATAGCTTGTGAACCAACAACTCCTGGTTGAACTTTGATGATTTTCGCAGTTTCACCTTCCAAAATAGCCTTTCTCATTAACTCACCACCTACTTGGTCTGTGTATACACCTAAGCCAGATAAGTTAAATGAAAAATCGTGTCTTTTATTATTTGCCATAATTTTTGATTTTTATTTTATTTTATTTTTGTTTATTTGTGTAAGAATTTCTTCTTGATGCAACCAACTGACTAATATAGTCATTTTTAGCTGCGGTAATTTCAGTCGCCACATTCTTCGCCATTTTAATTGGCTCTCCTGCAGGTTCTTTAGAGAACTTGGCAACTTTTGCCTTCATCTCTTCTTGGTCTTTTACTATGCCACCAATTGCATCTTTGATTTCCGCTAAAACACCCATAAGTGTCTTTTTGAAGTCTCCGTCAATCATATCACCTGTTTCTGACAATTCAGGAACCATTCCCATCTCTTCTTCTTTTTTAAGAGTTTCAGGGTCTTTTTCCTCAACGTTCATTCTTTCAACAATTTTACCATCTTTTGTGATGATTCTAATAGTCACTTCTTTTCCTTCACTATCTTTGAGAGCTAATTCATGCTCGCCATCTGGTGCTGGAGTTTCAGTGCCATCAGTTCCTACAACTGATACATCTTCGCCTACGTCGAATGTTGGTGATTTAACAACGGTTCCATCTTTTAATGTTGCTTCTGTGAAGCTTTCTGTTTGATTTTCCATATCGTATTTTAATTCTTTGACTAATCCGTCTTCTACTTTTATCTTGGTTGTATCGTCCAATTCGTATGTGTTATCTGGTGCTGGCAATTGCCCGTTTTCAGTTATAACATAAATAGGCTCACCTACAGCCAATTCACCTTCTGAAATAAGTTCTTGCTCCGTTCCAGCAACTCTATAAGAGTTGAATTTATACAGACCCAATAGCTTGTTTATTTTTTTGATTGCTTGCTCGAAATTCATTTTATCTGTTTTAATATTTGTTTTATTTCATTAAGGATTTCGTTGGATATTGAACTAAACTTGGCTTTCTCTAAAAAATAACCTTGTACTGAAAAACCACGTAGCTTATTGTCCTTAACTTTGCTCCAAGTTTCATCGTCCATAACCTTCATAGATATCATCCAAGTACCCTTTGGATAATCC